CCTAATTTTGCACTTGCGATTTTTCTACCTATACTTGATGATGTAGGCATTGCATATGTAATTGTGTTAGGTGTAAATGTAATCATAGATTCACCATCTATGTCTGCTGTCTTTTTGTCACCTGATGTAAATAATAAATCGCCTTGATAAACACCATTAGTAACAATTCTACGGAGATATGTTAAACATGCTGATAGTTTATCTGCAACAACACCTGAATGATTTTTTCTAATGTCTGCACTTGTATAATTAATTTTAGGTGTTTTATTGAATACTGATTTTGTACCCACAAAGAATCTGCCGTTCTCAGGATTTATGCCACAGATAATTGCTGGGGCACCATCCCACTTGACGGTCATATTAACGCCTCTACTTGATTTACCAGCAAGCATGTTGCGAATTGCAACAAGAAAATTTACAGCATTTTGACCACCCTTAGAACCATTATCTATAATCTGGTCTTCTAGGTGTTCTAAATGTTTATTCTTTGCTTTGGTTTGAAAACCTTTAAAACTAAACATGTGTCTCCCAATTGTTCCATATATATAACGAATCCATAAATGTATTATTCAAAATCGACAATACTATTTATAAGATTCGTTACATTTAGATAGAAATTACTTGATACTATTACTATCTCTCATATTTAGACCAGCATCCACAAACTGTGTATTTTCTACTGTTCTATCACCACCCTTTGAAACAGGTAATATTTCATCAAGGTGTTTACCTACTGTTTCTGATAAAGGTACATCATGTGCAACAGCAGCTTCTGCTCTAGTTAGACCACTTCTACTACCAAGTTTTTGAAGTATTTTTTTGGTTTCAAAATCATCAAGCATTTGACATAAGTCTTCAAGAAGATATCTGATTCTAGCATAATCATTAAAAGTGTATTTAGAGCCACCATCTCCTTTAACAGACTTTTTACTTTGATGTTTTTGGTCATTTTGATGAGCCTTAAATGATAGAGGATGTAATTGTTCACCAATTTTTCCGTTAGGTTTTGCAAAAGTCATTTTGTGACCAACTGCATTTAATCTTTTATTTTCTTCATCAAAAAACCACTTTGCAAATAGTTTGTCGTTTATAACTTCATATTTACCAGCAATACCTTTCTCTTTACCAAATTTGTTTGTTGGTTGCATAAAAAATGCTAATGTCATATATAAGTTATAAAAACTAGCTTTAGCAAACTTGTTTTTTAGTTCAGGATATTGTTTACAAATATCACCCATTTTTCTAAAAATCTTTTCAGTTAGATTTCTAGTGGTAGGTTGTATATAAAGAGGATAATAATCTTTCTTATCTACAAGAACAGGACCAAATGCCTCATTTAGAGTTTCTGTTTGCCACTCATAAGTGTTACTATGTGTCCACAATAACATTTCACATGCAAACAATGTATCACCTTTACAATCAAGTGAGTAATCACCTGTCATATTTTTCATACACTTAAACATGTTCATAATATTTGATGTAGCTTTACATAATTTTACAATGAATTGGTTGTTCTTATTAAAATTAAGAATCCTTGTTTCGTGATGTGTCATAGCCTTTTGACTATTACTAGTTACAAAAACATTTACTAACTCTTGTAAATCCCCTGTTGAATAAATTACTACTCGTACCATTGTATTAAGTAATTCTTGCATTACAGGTTCTACATTAATTGATTGAAATTTACCAGCGACTTTAACTCTACCAGATTCACCTTCAATTCCATATTCAATTAAAGTTTTAGGTTCAAAATTTATTTGATTATCAAAATATTTAAAAATTGTATCAATTCTATGTTGACCATCAATAATTAAATACTCATAACCTTCATTTTCTAAGTCAGAAAAATATTTTAAATTAAATTGAAAATATTCATCAAGAGCCGTATCAGCATTTTTAGCCATATCAGATTTAATACTTTCTACGATTTTTGATATATCTGCTAATATGAAAGAATCTTTCTTAGGCATACCATTGAGTAGTGTTGTAAGATAAGAATTTATCTTATAATCTTTCCACTCATTTAATAACCTTTGTACTTTCTCATTATCAGAAAATAGTTGATTGTTTATATACTTTTGAAAAAGCCAATCTACTGGTTTTTCATAAGATTTTTCAGTAACTTTGTTTGAGAGAAGTGTTACTTTGGGTACTTCTGTGCTTAATATTGTCATATGTTTACCTCGTTAAATCCTTGTCGAAACAAGGAATAGTTTGTGTATCTGTACATTTTATACGATACTGATAGTATTATAGGACACTTTAAAGCAAATGTCAAGCTTTTTTTTAAGTTTTTTTTGAGGGGGTTTTTGAGAGGTTTTTGAGTAGGAGAGGTCGTGAGACCTCTCCCTAGTTATAAAACTATTTATTTATATTTTGCGGTGCGAAGACCTAAGTCTACATTACCAGCGTCTGCAAGAATATCGCCATTGAAAGGTGTTCCTTCATACCCTACTTCAGCGTTAATTCTATTTGCAATTGCTCTTTCATCATCAGTTGCAAAGTGTTCATCCCATGCAGCTAATCTTTTTCTCATGTACCAATGCCAAATTGGTGGTACTAATGCAATAAAGAATACTACAAAGTAACCCCAACCTGTGTTTGGACATCCGACATTTTCGAGTTCCCAAAAATGAGTTTCTCCTCTGTCGTGATGGTCAGCCTGTCTGCCGATTTCAATGAAGAACCAAGCAGTAAAACATGTTGAATTATCCCAATTGTGTCTGTAATCAATTGGTTGGTCTTTAACACGGATGAGACCATAATGCTCTAGATAGTTAAGTGCTTCTAGTTCAAAGTTTGAGATACCCCAAATTGTTGCTAGACATGCCATACCTATCCAACCACCAGCGGCAAAGAATAATGCTACTGTAGGAACTGCCATTAGATAACCACGAATCCAACGGTTTTGCCAAGAAATGAAAGGTACTCCCATTCTTGATAGTCTTTCTTTTTCCATGTTGTATAAGAATTTTGATTGACCTAGATATGAAAGTGGATAGTGACCATAGATTGTACGACCTCTTGGTGCCGTTGCTGGGTCATCTTCACTTGCAAGTTCTAGATGATGATTGTACACATGAGCGTAACAGAAATGTGCTGAACCAGAAAGTGCCATCATAAGTCTTGAAATCACAAAACCAAATCCTTTAGTGTGTGAAAGTTCATGACCATAGATGATTCCGATACCAATAAAGATACCAGATGATAATGTTGCACCTATTAGGTTAAGACCTGTTATACCTTCATGCATTGCTAACAGTCCAGGAATTAATTCCATGATGACTGCACCTTCAGCTCCGCCAAGAGACATATAAGAGTAAACTCTCCATGCCATGACTAACTGAAACAGTACGAATACTGGTAGCATGAAATACATTGTTAGGTTTTGAAAAGTTGACCAACCTCTTGTGTCGCCGTTCTCATCAACACCTACTCCTGTAGTTTCAAACTTAGTAGCGATATCTACTAGCAGACCTACGAATAGCAATGCTACTCCTAACCATGCCATGATACCACCAATAAGAACGCCAGCACCAGCTACGATTATAAGAATCGGTGCTAGTAGATAGCGTACATTAAGTAAAAAGTTTCCCATTCGATTTTTCCTCCTATCAAAATGAGTTATTGCAATAATTATATCGTAAGGAACTAAGAATGTCAAGCTTTATTTTAACTTTCTTAGAGGGACGATATTCCTTAATTAAAGCGTATGAGTATATTTAGTAGTTTTAAAACTTAGATATGAAATTATTTTTATACTTCATTTAATCTGAATATTATAATATTCTAATATTATTCACCAAGTTTTACAAAGTATGTTGATATATCTGTATTGGACATTGCATATCTAACCATTTCAAGAATTACATTTTGTTTGCCCTTAGCAGATAATTGTTCCACAGCGTCTATAAGTTTAAGACCCATATATTTTTGAAAAGTAAAAGAAGCCTGTGGTTTTTCTTTTCTTTGTCTATGAAATTCAGCCTTACTTAATAGAGGCTCAGGTGATTTTATTTTTTGTTTATCAATATATTTAGCATACAATTCATACATCTCATCAAAATCTTTATTTTTTAATATTGCAAAAGGTTTTTCTTGATAAGGTGTGCCAAAATCCCAACCCTTTAAACCTTTTTGTTTTTTTAAATAGTAATCTATATTACCACCACCAATTTTTCCACCTAATGCACCTGTGCCTATAACATTTCCTTGCCAACTTTTTGTAACATTAAATGCTCTAAACTGTATAGGTCTATTAGCTGTGCCAGCAGCATATAAGTAAACATCATTAGATTTAAAAAAGTCTCCTGATTTCCCATATGAAAATCCACCATATTTAACATCTCTTGTTAAATTTTGGGTTCTTTCTGATGTATTAAATTCTTTAAAAACTACATCTTTAGTTTCAGATTTTTTTAAAGATACTGCGAGAAGTTTTACTTCTTTGCTTTGTGTTCCTAAACCAGCAAAATTTAAAACACAAGTCCTTAATTCATCAAAGTTTCTACATTCTTTTAAAGGTGTTTCATTACTACCAAAAGTAGTTAACCATACATCGCCCGGATTCCATTTGTCTTCTTTAAAACTACCTGGCGCCAAGTTATCTTCTTTCTCATCTAATTTTTTTGCGGATTTAAATGCCTCATATAAATTATTCATAAATGTAGAACCTCTATGACAAATAACATTACCTTTAAATTTACCTTTATATTTTTCATAAACTTTATTTGCTGTGTTCATATAAACATTTCCTGCCGTGCCTTCAAGCCAAGATTCTGGTCCATCATCTAAAAATTTTTTTAAAGATGTAGTAGCCTCCACATATTTTGCAGCTTCTTTTAAATTTTTATTAGTGCAATCTTTTTGTGTTAATGTTTTTTTAATTACATTAAAAACTAACGAAAAATAATATGCCTGTCCTGATTCAGTTATAGGTGTATTTTCGGCTTGTTTAGCACCAGCACTAGAGGCACCTTTTCCACCAGAACCTCCAAAATCTTCATCTTTTGTCATCTGATTAATGCTATACATTTTGCCATCAGAAGTTTTTAACCTCCATGGAAAATACTCGAAGTCAAGTTTATCAACTAATTTTGTGATTTTAATTTGTTGTTTATTAGAATCTAAAATAAAGGGGTTTCCTTTTTTTATCTTTAACTTTATTATTTCAGCTCTAGTTTCACCATTAAAATCGCCTGAGCTCGCAATCTTATCTGGTTTAGTACTAGCTCGTGAATTTTTGAATTGTGATTCTGTTAATTTAGTCATTAAGACTATTTATAACTTGAAATCAGAGAACTTTTCGTATGCACCTTCAGGTGTTATTTCTTCTTCTGTATCTTCTGTCTGGTTACTATCGACAATGTTTTGAGCAGAAGCTTCTACATCAAATAGTCTCATTTTAGAACGGTCTACACCTATGATAAAAGAACGATTTAATGCTGGGTCGCCAAATCTGTTCTTTAATTGTTTGACTTTTAATTGATTTAATTGGTCTAACTCATCATTAGATATTAGAGCAAACATAAAGTCTGCTGTTGCCGGCAACCCAAATGATTCTGCCGTATCTTCTAGACCGATATCTGTTGAAGTAAAACCACTTCTTGTTGTTTGAGTAGCAGAGAATATAGGCACATCAAATTCAACTGCAAGTCCCCTTAACTCCTCAGCAATTGCTTTGATATAAAAATATGATGAGATATTACCACCTTTGAACCTGCTACTCGCACATATATTGAGGTAATCAATAAATACAACATCTGGTTTAAAAGTTTTCTTTAACGATAATTCATTTAGTAATGCTCTGAAATGACCACTATGAGCAGAAGCAGTAGGATATTCTTTGATAATTAATTGACCTATTGTTTTCTTTTGTAACTTAGAAACTTTATTATCATACATATCTTTTGGCATGGCATGTAAATCATCTATTGTTACATCAAATAAATTAGCGTCTACTCTTTCTGCAATTCTTTCTTCTGCCATTTCTAAAGTAATATATAAAACATTTTTACCTTGTGTCAACCAGTTTGAGGCGGCATGGCACATGAACAATGATTTACCAACACCTGTACCTGCAAGGGCAATATTAAGTGTTTTACTCGGCACACCACCTTTTGTAATACGATTAAAATAGTTTAAATCAAACTTAAATCTTTTTTCTCTTTTATGATAGAACTCAAATCTTGCTTCGGCGTCATCTATATAATCATGACCGATATGATTATCAAAAGATACTGCAAGTGCTTGAGATAAAATACTAGGTATCGC